AATGATGCTATATGTTGCGCGCACAGGTCCGCAGTCAAGCAGAAAGTGGGGGGAGGGGGTAACTTTTTTCGAGGACTGTTGCTGGGGCGCAACAGTAACCCCGGCCTGCGACACTCTGCCACACCTGTTAGTGTTTGCATTATTGTGCAACATCATGCACTATAGTGTTATGTACAACGTCAACTAGGGAGACGACAAATGAAGTCTATCGTTAGACAAAAACATATCGAGTGGCTGGAGCAGCAGATCGAAACCTGCCAGTCGGTTATCAACAACCAAGCCCTGCGTAAGATCACGCTTATCGAAGCGTTGGAGAATGCCAAAGGTAACTCTGGCAGCGCAACGCTGGTCGAGGTGCCAACTGCAACTGCAACTGCACAGGCGAAGACGAAGGTACGGACCGTAAAAGGCTTGACCAAAGCCGAGCGGAAGATCTGGAGGCTTCTCGGAAACACCGATTTATCCTCTGCTGAGTTGGCCCAAAAAGCCAAGCTAAAGTTGAACACGGTCCACTCAACCATCTGGTCGCTGCGTAAGAAACTAGGGTTTTCAGCCATCGTACTGAAGGATGGTCGATACACACTCGCCGGCGAATTCCAGAGGACCGGCTCATGACCCTCGAAGAGTTCGCCAAAGAGCTAGCTCGGATAAACCACAAAGCACTCGCCACCCAAAAGGTGGCGAGTGTTCCTGCGGAGCATGTCGTCGATCCAGCTATGCGCGCAGGAACCAACCGAGTCGCAGAGTCATACCACGCTGTCACCTCGATGACCGGCGGAGGTCTGACGCTTCACAAACTTCCATACTACGCCGTGATGGCCGAGTACTAAGGAGGACAACAATGTCATACCCGCGAGTTGGAGCCGCAGCTTACGTCCGATATATCCGGAGATTCGCAGCCACCGAGCTAGCTAAAGATCCGCAGTCCCCGCTTTGGATCTTTGTTGATTTTATGCAGGACGCAGAAATCAAAAAGATTACCGGGCGCGCGCAAAGCGCAAGGGGCGCAGTCATGCGGATCGTTGATTTTCATCGCAAGTGGGAAAACGAGCGCAGGTCAATTTAACGCTTTGTTGTGTTGCATAATCGTGTATAATAAAACATCGTTAAAAAAAGGAGAAAGCGATGACTAGGAAATCCAACCCTTTCGGAAAATCAATCTCGGCGGAAGCTGTCCGCAACGGAACAGCCGAGCCATACGCGACCTATCGTGCAGGCGCGTTGACATGGAAAGTTTTGAAGACATGGCAACGGCCCGACAAAGAAAAGGACAACCAACACGCGCGTTGGTTCGTGCTTGGTGAGTCGCCTGCTGCCGGATCATACGGCGACCTCGGTGACATGTACGCAGCGCAGGTCAGAGAACACGGAATCTTAGTACAGGCCACGGATGAATGGAGGGAACATTACGGCGAACCGTGGCCGTTTAACCAACCGTCCTAGTCGGTTGGACAGCAGGCCGTGCTTCGGCACGGCCTGCTTTTTTATTTTTGCGCGCCGCGTTTGTATATGCGCGCAGGCCGCAGGCGCAGGCCGCAGGATAAATAATTGGCTTTTTGTTTTATTGTGTTGTATAGTGATTTATTGAATGGGAGTTAAAGAGATGAAATCAGGAATCATATATCGAGGCCCCTCGGAGATAGACGGCCAGCCCATCGTAGTCATAGCGATAGCCAAAACCCGGAACACAAAAACCGGCGACATGGTGCAAACCTATATCCTATGTGACAACGGACTCGATCCAATGCTGAATAACAAACTCGGCCATGATTATAGCATCTGCGGAGACTGTCAGTTCCGAGGCAAGCCGGTCGCAGCAGGCGCGCCGGGCAAACATGCCAAAGGTCGCAGGTGTTACGTCAAACTTTTTCAAGGTGTTTTGATCACATGGAAACATCTGCAAAAGGGCGGCTATCCTGTAATCACCGGACATGATGCTATTGCCGAGATTGGCGCCGGGCGCATGGTGCGAATCGGAACATACGGCGACGGCGCCGCAGTCCCAAAATATATTTGGGACAGCCTGCTATCTAAGGCGGTAGGTCATACGGCTTACACCCACCAGGACGGATTAGTCCCAACAGATCCCGAGCTATTCATGATTAGCGCAGACACCGAAGCCGAGGCCGTCGCGGCATGGCAGAATGGCAAGCGGACCTTTCGCGTGATCCAAAACACCGAACAACTGCTAACCGGATTCGAGATTCTGTGCCCAGCCAGCAAAGAAGCCGGACGCCGGGCCACCTGCCACACCTGCAAGCTATGCGCCGGCGCATCCAAAAAAGCTAAATCCATTGCAATCGTTCAACACTAACAGCCCGAGTCATACCTCGGGCTGCTGCTCGGGCTTCGCGCGCCAGATCGACAGAGCCGCAGGCCGCAGGGCCGCAGGCAACTTGCGTATCGGCCCATGCCATAAGGGCGCAGGGCCGCAGGCGCAGAGGTCATCGATCCGCGAATCATGGATTTCGAGCGCATGCCTGCCTTCAAATAAAAATACATCGCCGGTCGAGGGTGCATGTAGCAAGAAAAAACTAACGCCACCGCAACGCGAATGCGCCAGATTCCAAGCAATTTGGGATTTAGACACCGAGACTCGGTTATTCTTTATTATTTTTAATTCCAGCCAAAACGGCACACCATCCATGCAAATATACACATCAGGCATGCCCTGCGATGAACGGTTCTCAACCCGTTGCGCGTGTGTCTTGTTCGGTAAATTCTGCTTCAACGATTTCCACAGAGTCGCTTCTGTCTTTGGCATCGGCCACCTGTTTCATGTCGGTGAAGGCGTGGGGATACTGGCTTCTAATCGAGGCCAGTCTCGCAACGATTTCTTCCCGCGAAAGTTTGTCAAGCTGGTGGACGTGAGTGGACTCGCGTCTGTCGATAGTCAAACCGCCAAGGGAAGATCGAATCTTCTCGGCGTTGATCGCGGCAGAAAAATGCCCCGCCTCTTCAGCGGCAATGGACAAATCTTCAAACCGTTTAAGTTGGTTGAGCAAGGTCACGCCGTATCGACGTTCGCGTGCTTCTCGAAGTTCTTTGATCAGAACAGGGACATCGGGAAAGCTGTGACCGTCGAGAAGTTTTGCGGCTTGGACGGCGGCACTCTTCTCCGCGTATCCGGCTTTGCGCGCACACTCGGCATTCGAGTATCGACCCTCGACATAATACTTGGCGAATTCTCTTTGACGGTTAGTCAATCCAGCAGGGCGTCCCATGTCTTGTGTATAACGAATTTTTCCGGGTTTCGTCAAACATTTCGAAAAAGCACGCGCGTTCCAATAGGGCAAACGGCTGTTTGTGACACTTTTCTGTCTTGTTGTGACACTACAAAAACACGAAGTGTCACAGACGTTTTTGAAGCAGGACAACGGTTCGCGGACAGAAAACCGTGCTTTGTGACACTTGTGACACTTTTTTCAGAATTTTTTTCATCGAACACATTACCCGTAGAAAAGGCATATACGAAAACGTCACAAACCATTTTGACAATGTTGGATATTGTTGTACTATACATTAACACCCAACAAACGGAGATAGACATGAAGGTTGTGATGAATCCGAAGCAGTGGCGTCGGGAACAAGAGTTGAAGCGGCTCGGCGAGTCGGCCAAGAGAGCACAGGCTGAGAACGACCGTGGTGAGTATGGCGCTGGCTACAACCGCCAGTGGATACGTTTTTGCAGGAAGCTGCAAAAGTTGGAGGACGAAAGAAATGCCTAGTTATTACGCTGAACAACAGATCATCGGGGACGATGGTAAGCATGTCTCGAACCGTCTGCTTCCAATTTGTGACACGATCACAAAGTTGGGCGAGAAGATAGCTCGGAGTCGTGAGGCATTCCCATTGAAAGAGGGCCAGCAATTTGCGGACAGGATATATGTGTATCGTGTGCGAAGGAATCCGGGTTTTGGAGTCCGGCCAATGCCGCACGGCATTTATGTTTTCGAGGATGGCAAGTTGAAGCGGAAGAAGCACATGTATTTTGTCGAGGGCATCATCGAGGCAGAGGATCGTTGGGATGACTAGCGGACACACGCACTACGAGTGCGACAACGAGTTGTGCAACGAAGAGGGCGTCTATGTTGACGGCCCGAATGTGTATTGCGCCGAGTGCATTCACGAGCATGTGTATGACGAATTCGATCCGGACCCTGCCGGTCATGCATGGTCGGATCGACCGCCGCTCAACCTAATCCATGTATCGCAGGTCAAGTTGTGGGGGAAGGTGTGATGACTAAACGAGTTCGAGTGGCCCCGCCTTGGGTGCGTGGTGATAAGAAGCACGGCTCTCCCAGAGACCGTGGTTCGGCGGACAGGTATTATGGTCGACCATACAATCCGCATTGGCACTGGTACAGCGATCATGGCTGTCAGGTGGTGGAGTCCGAGCACATGAGTGTCGAGGAGATTGGTGAATACAACAAGGGCTACGGGTCCGAGACAGGCGAGAAGGTCTGGTTCGAGCCGGAGCCACAGACAGAGGAGTATTGATATGGGACTGGATATGTATTTGACCGGTGACAAGTTTCACGCGGGTGGAGTTATCAACAAAGATACGGGCGAGTATGAGGCTGTCGAGCCGACATATGTGGATGGATTCAAGTTGTCGAGTGAGCGTCTTGAGTTGGGTTATTGGCGTAAGAATGCGCCGCTTCACACTTTGATTGTGAATCGTTTTGCCAACGGCAAGGATGATTGTCAGCCAATTGATTTGGGCGAGACACAGTTGCGGTTGATAGCAACCATATTGCGATCCAAGGGTTTGCCGACAGACGAGCAATGTGGCGGCTTTTTCTTTGGCGACGAAGAGTGGTGGGCCGAGTGCCGGAAGAATGCGGACGAGGATGCGAAGGTATTCGAGGCTGCTGCCGACTGGCTGAATTCTGACGATGCAAAGTTTTGGAACAGCGTGGAGTATCAGGCGTCATGGTAAGGATTATTGAGGCCGAGTACAACGTGTTCGCCACACAGTTCTGGGAGGTCAAGCACATCGAGGACTGGCCTGCTGATGAGGAGGGGGAGCCGCGTGATCTTGCACACGCCCACAACTTCTGGATCAAGTGGGGGCTGTTGCATGTGCAGTGGGACAAGGACGAGAAGCCTGTCGAATACGAGCCGACTGCCGAGGAGACCGGTGACGGCTTGGACTACAAGTGGCCGGACGCCGAATACATCGATGGCGAGAGGTTGGACTGATGGAAGAACTACCGCTCGACCACGAGTCTAGCCTCGATCATTGGGCGAAGGTCATTGCCGACGAGGATGTAGCCACCGGCTACCACACAAAATGGGATCATGCCTATGAAGAGGCATGGCACGGGTTGGATGCTGAATACAACTACAACTACGAATATCAGGGAGAAAACAATGGGTAGAGTAAAAGATTGGGTAATTGGCATGCAAGAGGATGCCACATGGATGAGCCGTGATTCGTGGGCCGCTGAACATGGCGCACATAATCTGGACGTGTATGACAGAACCCAGGACGAGATGAACGGAATCGAGCAGCCTGATGGTCAGCCTGACGAGATGCAGGAGTGGCACGATTTCGATCCGGAGTGTTGATATGGATTGGAATGATCTAACCGACGAAGAAAAGGAGGGGAGGCGCATCTTTAATCGGATGCGCATCTCGGCCATGCACAATGGCAATCTGATTGACAGGGAATTCGATTACATTTTTGGGTCACGCATGGGGCCGATAGATTTTAATTTTACAGAAGAGCCGTACCGCGCCAGTCATTTAGAAAGCGGCAGGGTATCGGTGAATGGTCACGTTGTTCGGCGCATACATGGGCAGTCGGGCGATGTGTTGTCGAGGAAGCGCCGTCGTCTGACGAAGCGCAAGTTTTTGAGGAAGATTAGATGGGCAAAGTAAGAACCGAGAAGTATCGTGACGCTCAACTTCTGTTGAGTCGTGCGGTGAATAAATCATCGGAGTTGCTGTTTACTGGCGATAACGACCGCTACGAGCAGGCGGAGCACGACCTTGTCGATGCCGCCGTGAGCAAGTTGCATGAAGCGCAAAGCCTGTTGATGAAAGCACGGTTGAGGTTGAGTGATGGATGATTACGAGGGCGACGAGTATTTGGTTTGCGATTGGTGCGGTCACGAGTGCCAAGATTTCACATCATTTTTCGGGGACATTCGTTGCGACGAGTGTGCCTATGAAGACGAAACCTACAGAAGGGAGGTGTTAGATCATGGGATACCGAAAGCTAACGAGTAAAGAGATAAGCGAGAAGCAGGCGATGGATACCGCTAAAGCGATGAACGAATTGATCCAGAAGTTCAAGGCGATGGAGCTAGACCCGGAGTTCGCAGCCTTTGCTTTGATATCTTCTGGTGTGTCTTTGGTGACGATGAATAATCCGGACGATCCGATTGTCGTGTCGGACGTGATTGCTGGTGCGATACGCAGCGCAAACGAAAATGCGATTGAAGTGTGGGGCGAAGACCTGGAGGAAGACGAAGACGAACGTGACGAGGAGACGATCCATTGATCGTGTATCAGGGCGATGGATCGTGGCAGAAGATCATCGATGATGGTCTTTGCCCCCGCTGTGAGGTGGCCCTCGATGAGCAGGGCCGCTGTCAATCATGTTCGTGGTTGTGGAAGCCCAAACCTGCCGAAGAAAACGAAGAGGACGAGGCTTGAATCGTGCCAGAAGATTTTACATTTAAGACGCAGCCCTACGCGCACCAGCTAAAGGCGTTGCAAAGATCGTATGACAAAATCAACTACGGCTACTTCATGGAGATGGGGTGCGGTAAGTCGAAGGTATTGATCGACAATGTTACATGGCTCTACGAGCAAGGCAAAATTGGCACGGTCGTTATCGTGGCGCCGAAAGGCGTGTACCGCAACTGGGAAACATCGGAGATCCCGAGGCACCTGCCTGACAGTGTGCCCCACGAGATATATATATGGAATCCGAATCCCACAAAGTCGCAGGCCGAGCGCCTCAAAGCAGGCGTACAAGAGCGTGAAGTCTTGCGCGTATTTCTGGCAAACGTGGAGGGTTTCGCAACGAAGAAACTGCCGGCGTTTGTGGGGGCGTTCACACGCGGCAGTAATTTCTTACTTGCAGTTGATGAGTCCACAACAATCAAGAATCCCAAAGCCAAGCGAACTAAGACACTGGTTGAGTTCGGTAAGCGCGCAACATACAGACGAATTCTAACAGGCTCCCCTGTTACGAAGTCGCCTATGGATTTGTACGCGCAGTGTGCCTTCTTGGACAAAGATTTGCTGGGCTTTCCATCTTATTATTCGTTTCAAGGACGCTATGCCATCACGCGCACGCAACGCATGGGCGCGCACAGCTTTCAGATGGTGGTGGGCTACAGGAATCTGGAAGAGTTAACAGTCAAGCTAGATGCGTTTACTTTTCGTGTGACCAAAGAAGAGGCGCTCGATCTGCCCGACAAGATATATGTGACACGCGAAGTGCCGCTGACCAAGGATCAAGTGCGGTATTACAAGACCATGCGGGACAATGCCATCGTGCAGATGGACAATGGTGAGTTGATGTCGGCGCCTGCCATCATGACACAACTGCTACGCTTGCAGCAGATACTGTGTGGTCACGTTATCTTGGACAACGGCGACAGGGTTGAGTTTGAAACAAATAGAACTCAGGCGTTGATGCAGACCATCGAGGAGATGACAGGCAAGGTTATCATCTGGTCACGCTTTCGATACGACATCCTCAAGATACAAAGCATGCTGGCCGAAGAGTATGGACCGGGGTCCGTGGTCACATATTTTGGGGACACCAGTGATGACGACAGGCAGGAAGCCATACGCAAGTTTCAATACGAAGAAGGTGTTCGGTTCTTTGTGGGCAACCCGCAAACCGCAGGCATGGGTTTGACGTTACATGCGGCAACGAATGTGATCTACTATGCCAACGATTTTAATCTTCAGAGTCGCATACAATCCGAGGATCGATGTCATCGTATCGGGCAGAACAACCACGTTACATATGTCGATTTGATATCACCAGGAACAGTGGACAAGCACATCGTGGAGAATCTACAGGACAAGATAAAGTTGTCTGCGAAGTCTC